CTGAATTACCAACACCTAAAGATATTACAGATAATGATTTAAAAGGATTTAATTTCCACAAAATCCCAGACCAAGAAAATTCTAAAAATAATAATTATAGATCAGCCCAATTAACATCCCAATTACTTGCAGATGTTATAAAGAAATATAATATTAAAAATATTATACGATTCAATGGAGATTCAGGATGGAAAGAAAAGAATGGAAAAAAATATTATAGCCATGATGGAGATAGTCAACGTGGGGTAGAAGAAGTTTCACGAGCAAGAGAAAAAGAAATTTGTGAAGCTAATGGTTGTAAATCATATGTTTTATCATCTACAAGTGATCAAAGTAAAGTTAATGCTTTATTAAATGAAGGAAATACTTTAATCCATTGTGCTCATGGTGCTGATAGAACAGGAGGTAACGTTGGAGGATGGATATATTCTAAAGGTAAATTAAGTACAAAAGAAATATGGACTTATACAACACAATATAATTCATGGAATAAAATGATTAAAGATAATCCATCCAAATTTGAATCTGGAGGTTATCTTACACAATCTAAAAAGTTTGGTGTTAAAGATTTAGATGATGCTAAAAAATTAGCCAAATAAATATTTATAATAAAAAATGTATTATCCTATTAGCCAAATAACTACTGGTTTATATTCTAGTGGAGAATTAGTATTTAAAAACAACACTAGTAATGTTTATACTGGACCATATTGGAAGGATTCTAAAGGTAAATTTTACACAGGTACTACTCCTCAAGATACTCCTATTTTTGAATTAACCCCTTTAATTGATGGTGGAACCAATGAATCTATAACTCTCAACTCTCCATATACACCTACAGTATATATTGGTAGAACCCCTAATATTGATACAGAAGATTTAAACGCTGATTATAGTAATATCTACGGTGGCACTCCTCAAGAAGAAACATCAGCATTTAATGAATATGTATCTTCAAAAAAAATTAATACAGATAATATTACTTTTTTACCAACATATTCACCAAATATACCAACAGAAAATGATTATAAATTAGGAGAATATCGTAGGTATTTTTGTAAAAAAATAAATGAAGTTAATTATTTAGAAATAAATAAAGATACATATGATTTATTAACAAATAAAAGTTCAAAAATAGCATATGTGTATTATCAATCATTTAATATTCCATGGAGAATTTCAAATATAGATAAAACTAATGTTGGTATAATTAATTCAAATATAGTTAAATTAACAATGTTTAAACAAAGATTACCTTTGTTTGATAAATATCTTAATGAAGATTATACAAAATATTATAAGTAATACGGCTTAGGACCCGTTATAGCTTCGGCTATGAGCACTTCGAATTCGCTACTTGAAGTGCTCTTTTTTTTGAAAAAATTTGGGCTACCAAAATATTTTTATTATTATTAAGTAAATAAAGGTTATGTTTTACATAGTAGAAACCCCCGAACAACTAGAAGAATTTTTCAATATAGGACACGACAAAGTGTTTATTGAACCTATATTATATAATGATCGCGTTCATCCTGCTTTAAACCATGTATCTTTACTTTATATTAAACCATTAGTAAACGATAAAGGATACATATTATGCCTTAATCATAATGAGGCATTAAAATTAAATAAAACGCCTATAACGAATTTACTCTCATCATTTAAGGAGATATATGTTCGTGATAGAAAGTCGTTTATATATTTTTTTCCGTTGAAAAATACAATAGATATTTCATTCTATGCACCTGAATATGTAGAACCTACTACACCAACTCATGAAACATTTTATCAAAACCATGGTCATAGAGATAATGTAAACACAATTATTCCATTGACTAAACATTATGAAAAATGTGAATTAATTTTTGATAAAGTAAAAGATTATTTTAAAACAGACAACGCTAAATTTAACAATAAAGCAACTAGTGTATTCTTTGCAATTGAAAGAAACGGTATTAAATTAAATAAACAACAATTTGACAAACATTTCGAACTAAACCATGAACACTTTAGCATACAAGATGATACAATCCATACCCAGTACAATTTATATACTACAACTGGAAGGCCTTCCAATAGTTTTAATGGCATCAATTTTGCTGCCTTAGCTAAGGAAAATGGTTGTAGAAAATCATTTATACCTAACAACAATAGATTTATTGAAATAGATATAAGTGCTTACCATCCAACATTAGCTGCTCAATTAATTGGTTATGATTTTGGAAATGAAACACCATATGAATATTTTGCTCGAGAAGCAGAAATTGAGGTAAATGAAGCTAAAATATTAATGTTCAGACAGTTGTATGGAGGCGTTTATAATGAATACAAATATATAGACTTTTTTCAATTAATTGAAGAACACGTAAATAAGTTATGGAAAGAATACACAACACATGGTTACATATCTTGCCCTATCTCCGGGCATATATTGACAAACGATATAAAAGACATCAATCCACAAAAACTATTTAACTATACATTACAAAACTTGGAAACATCAACTAATGTTTATATCGTGTGGGATATTATTAAATTATTAAAAAATAAAAAAACAAAAATAGTATTATACACATATGATTCTATTTTACTAGACTATCACGATGAAGATGATATTTTAGATCAAATAAAAGAAGTATTTAAAAAATATAATTTAAGAACTAAAACAACAAAAGGCTTAAATTACGACAAAATGGCATAATTATGGAAGGAATCGCGTTTGAACCAATGATAGATATTTATAATCAGTATGATTTTACAACTGATGCCGATTATATGAATAATAGATTATTTGCTACGTTTACGCAGCAAGAAACAATAGATGATTTAATAAACAATTTATCATTAAGTTATGACATTATGTATAAAAAAATGTTTGTGTTATTTATAAAAAGCACAAATGAATATGTTATAACATACAACGTAGAACAAGGAAATGTTAACTCAATTCCATCCAATACAATTTTAGTACACCGAAAAAAAGAATCAAATACGTTATATACAATAAATGCTCTTAATGATTTAATTAAAAAATTAAACGGAGGAGTAGTTGACCAATCTTATAAAGTAAATTGGCAACATTATCGTAATTGTATTTTACTTACACAACAAGGAGAAGTAAAACAATTGAATACAAAGATATATAAGATCGTAGATCTTTAGATATTTATCATAGACCATAATATTATTACTGATCACACTGCTAATAAAAGGCATTAGAAGAGCTTTAAGTCTCCGTTTGGCCTCCGAAAAAGAAAGCAGTATATTTAATATAGTAAACCAAAAATTATTAATATGGATTTAAAATCAATCAAAAACAAATTGAATGCCTTGCAAACACAAGGGCAGAAGAAAGAAAAGGTCGATTACAGTAAGTACCTTTGGAAGCCAAAACAAGAAGGCAAGTATCAAATCAGAATTGTTCCATCTAAATTGGACAAAAACAATCCGTTCAAAGAAGTATTTGTACACTACGGATTCTCAAAATTTCCTATCTACGCTTTAACTAACTGGGGTGAAAAAGATCCAATCGTAGAATTTGCTAAACAGCTTAAGCAAACTAATGACAAGGAAAATTGGAAATTAGCTAAAAAATTAGAACCAAAAATGCGTGTATTCGCTCCTGTAATTGTACGTGGAGAAGAAGACAAAGGTGTTCGTATGTGGGAGTTCGGTAAAGAAATTTACATGCAACTTTTAGGAATCGCAGATGATGAGGATTATGGTGATTACACAGACATCAATGAAGGTCGTGATTTCACTTTAGAAGCAGTTATGGGTGATATTGGTGGTCGTCAAGGACTAAAAACATCAATTCGTATTAAACCTAAAACATCTCCATTAGGAGCTGACTCATCAGATATCGAGTCTTGGTTAGTAAACCAACCTGATATTTTAGAGCTTCAACGTAAAATGGAATTTGACAAATTAAAAGAAACACTTCAAAACTGGTTAAATCCAGAAGATGCTGTTGAATCAGATTCATCAGATGATGAAGATGAAGAAGAAGTAGTTGCTGCACCTACTAAAACAGATTTACCTTGGGAAAAGGAAACATCATCAAACAATTATGAGTTAAAAACCAAGAAATCAAAAGCAGACAAATTCGACGAATTGTTCGACGAAGACTAAAAAATAAAAAGTTATGGCTAAAAAATCAACTTCGCTAACCGAAGCGGTTAGTGCTCAATTAAAATCTAATTTTGATCTTGATAAATTTAAGGAGAAAAAATCTTTAAATAACAAGGTAAAATTCAAAGATCAAAAATGGATTCCATTTTCGGATGCGCTTCAAAAAGCGCTTTCGTTACCTGGAATACCTATGGGACATATTTCTGTTGTACGAGGTAAAAGTAATACAGGTAAATCAACAACTTCTATTGAAGCCATAGTTAGCGCTCAAAAAATGGGTGTACTACCTGTTTTAATGATTACTGAGATGAAACATGATTGGGGTCATTTTAAACAAATGGGTTTTCAAATGGATGAAGTTACTGATGATGAAGGTAATGTTATCAATTATGATGGATTCTTTATCTACAAAGACAGAAGTACATTACATTCAATTGAAGATATAGCTTTGTTTATGGCTGATCTAATGGATGAACAAGCAAAAGGTAATTTACCTTATGATTTATTATTTGTATGGGACTCAGTAGGTTCTATTCCATGTCAAATGAGTATTGAACAAGGTAAAAACAACCCAATGTGGAACGCAGGAGCAATTGCAACTCAATTTGGTAATTTTATTAACCAAAAGATTGTATTGTCTCGTAAAGAAGAAATGCCTTATACAAATACGTTCTTGATTATTAACAAAACAGGAGTAGCACCAGCAGAAGGTCCTATGGCACGTCCTAGAATGACTAACAAAGGTGGTGATACATTTTTCTATGATGCTTCATTAGTACTTACTTTTGGTAATATTACTAATAGCGGCACAAGTAAAATTAAAGCTGTTAAGGATAAGAAAGAAGTAGAATTTGCCTTACGTACTAAAATTTCATGTGATAAAAATCACGTTAATGGAATTACTACTAAAGGAACTATTGTAAGTACAGTTCATGGATTTATTGAAGATTCTCCAAACGCAATTACCAAATATAAGAAAGACTATTCAAATGAATGGCTAGATATTTTAGGTAAAGGAGAAGTAAAAATTACTGAAGATAATTCAGACTGGGAAGAGAAAAAAGATATTTCTGATTTAGTAGATTTCGAAGAAACCGTAGGAGATGAATAACAAAGATTTGCTTAAACTTCTGGATGATATCCATGAAGATGAGGACACTGTCCTTAAAGATGAAAACAGGATTTTGATTATAGATGGTTTAAACCTATTTTTAAGAAATTTCGCTGTACTAAATTACATAAATCCTCAAGGAACTCATGTTGGAGGTTTAAGCGGTTTTTTGCGCTCATTAGGTTCTTTAGTTAAACAGATTAAACCTACTGCCGTGTATATTGTATTCGATGGAATAGGTTCTTCCTTAAATAGGAAGAGCCTGATTCCCGAATATAAATCAGGTAGAAATGTAAATAGAGTAAATGCAAACATATTTGAACATTTAGATGATGAAAATGAATCTAAAGCAGATCAAATAGGAAGATTAATTCAATATTTACAATGCCTACCAGTTAAAATTTTATCAATGGATAAGGTAGAAGCAGATGACATTATAGCATTTTTGAGTGTAGAAATGACTAAAAATGAAAAAACACAAGCATATATCGTATCCTCAGACAAAGATTTTCTACAATTGGTAGATGATAACATAACAGTTTATGCTGCTATGGAAAAAGAATTTTATACACCTAAAAAGGTAAAAGAAAAATATGGTATCGAATCATATAATTTTTTAACTTATAAAATATTGATGGGTGATAATTCTGATAAAATACCAGGAATAAAAGGATTAGGTCCTAAAAAATTGCCTAAGATGTTTCCCCAATTATTCGAAGATAAAGCATGTACATTAGATGATATCTTTAATATAGCTAAAGACAATTATGAAAAACATGATGTATATTGTCGAATTATAATGGATTACGAAAAGTTAAAAGATAGTAAAAAGGTTATGGATTTAGGAAATCCTATTTTGGATCTCAAAGAAAAAGATCTTATATTAAATTATGTAAAAGAGCCAGCATTTAAATTTAATATTCCAACATTTATTACATTATATAATGAAGATGGATTAGGTAATATTTTAAAGAATGTTGAGTTTTGGTTACGAGACAATTGGACAATTATAGATAGATATAATAAAGCAAAATAAAAGTTATGACATTAAGCAGTTTAGAAAACTATGGAATCGGATTCCAAACAAAAGTTATCTCCGCTTTATTAACAGATAAACCATTTTTACAAAATGTAAATGACGTATTAACAGAAGAATACTTCTCTAATTCAGCTCATAAATGGG